GGAAGGTATGCGTGCGCTGGAGCGCAGCGCGTCGGCGCGCGGCAATCTGCTGTCAGGTGGCACGCTGCGCGGCATCCAGCGGTTCGGGCAGGACTTGGCCAGCCAAGAGTACGGCAACGCCTTCAACCGCTACCAGATTGAGCGCGCTGCGCGGCTGAACCCGCTCCAGTCGCTGATGGGTTCTGGGCAGTCAGCAACCAACGTCATGACGGGTAATGTCGGTCAGTCAAGCCAGAACGAGCAGGCTAACATTATGGGCGCCGGGCAGGCCCGCGCGTCTGGTTACATCGGGCAGGCTAACGCGCTGGGCGGCGCACTTAGCAGCATCGGTCAGGCAGCGGCGTCGTTCCCGCTGATGCAGGCGCAGATCGGCTATCTCAATCAGGGGGCGCCGGGCGGCGGCGTAATAAACAATATGTCGCGCATCCCGCGGGGCGCGTACAGCGGCATCGGCGGCTAATTAAGGACGGACAATGGCCAATCAAGCAATCGCCCTTCAAGCCCGCGCACCGCAAGGCAACTTCTTGGCGCCTGCGATCCAGCAGGGCGCGCAGATGATCAACATGATGTCGCAGCAGCGCGCTGCTGAACGCCAGGCGGCGGTGCAGCAGCAGCAGTTGGAAATCCAGCGTGAGGCTGAAAAGCGGGCCGCGGCAGGCGAAACGCGGGCGGTTGCTAAGGCCGCGCTGGAAAGGGAAGCCGACATTTATGTCAAATACCGCCGTGAGGCGCCTATAGTGGCTGAAGGTGGCCCGGCTGCATACGCAAGTTATTTGCAAAGGATGTCAGTCGACAATCCCGAAGGCGCGGCTAGGCTTGCGCAAACGATGCCTGTCGATAGATTTGACAAGGACACCTTCACGCGCATGATTATGACCGCAGACGATTACGCTGCTGCGCGGTACGGGAAGGCCATCACTAAAGAATTTATCACGCCCGAAGGTGATGTCATGGGCGCTAACATCTCAGGCTTTCCCGGCGCTACCTACGCGACCCCGGTTCCCGACATTAGCCGCCCGGTCGCGCCCGCCGCGCCTACGGCCCCGGCGGCTGCCGCGCCCGCGCCCGCGACCGGCGGTATGTTTCAGCCCATCTCGGCCACTGGCGGTCAGCCGCAGGGCGCAGACCCGCAGGCCGCGCTGCTGGCGTCGCTGAACGAAGCAAAGCGGACAGGCCAGATCGGCGCGGATGTTGTTGAGCAGCTTCGCCAGTTGGGCGGCCCGCAAGCCGGCCCCCGCGTTGATGCGTTCCTCGCGCAGAACAACATCAAGGTCGCGCCGGGCGGGATGCAAAGCGCCGTCTACCGCCCAGAGGGTGGTGCGCCGGTGGCGCAGCAAGTCAACTACGACCCGAACGCCTTTGCGCCGCTGCGCGCTAAGTCGCCGATGGTGTCGCCCATGCCTGGGTCGGCCAGCGTGCCGCTTACCCGCGTCAGGGAAGAAGCGGCGGCGGGGCGTCAGACGCCTGCTGAAGCGGCTGCGGTCGCGTCGGCTACCGCAACGGCTACCAAGGCTGCGGAGCTTAAAGCGGAACAGGCCAAGAAGCTGCCGGCCAAACGCCAAGTGTCTTCGCTGCTGCAAAAACTTCGCAACGCATACGAGACGCTCAACACGGCGGAAGCTATCCCGTCATCGGAACGCGGTGCGTTTGCAAACGTGTTTGACTATCTGTCCACCACGGGGGCGGGGCGCGAAGTCCAGCGTGCGCTTGGTACTGCGGCTAACAAGCCGTTGAACGAGATCACCGGCGCGCGTAAGTTGCTGGCTACGGCGATCAAAAACGCCACTGGTATGTCCGCGCAGGAAATGAACTCGAACGTCGAACTGCAACTAACGCTGGACGCGCTGACCGATCCTACGCAGGGCTACGAAAGCGCCATCAGCCAGCTTGATACGCTGGAGCAACTGTACGGCGCCGGTGGCGCTCAAACGCCTGTTACGTCTGCCGGTCGCCAGACGCCTACCGTGCCAGTTCTAACGCCGGAACAAGTGCGCGCCGATCCTAGCATCAAGCGTTGGAAAACCACGGACGGAAGGATCATGACCCGGCCATGAAACAGAACGATCCTTACGCCGGGCTAGGCACTTACGAACAAGGCGGCGCAGACCCTTACGCGGGGCTGGGCGTTGTTGAGAAGGCAATGCCCCGCGCCAAAGCCCCGCGCACGGGTATGGACAAAGCCACGCAAGTGGCCGGCGTTGCCGCCAACGCGCTGCTGCCCTACGCGACTGCTGCAGGCATGGGTGCGATGGTGGGCGCGCCCATTCCCTTTGTCGGCGCTCCGCTGGGCGCTGCGGGCGGCGCGTTGGCCTTGGGCCTCGGCGATATTGGCACAAGCGCCTACAACCTTGCTGCGCCGCTGTTCGGCGGCCAGCGCGTCTCGCTGCCCTCTGAAGCCATGCAGCGTGGGTATCAGCAGATGGGCGCAACCCGCGCACCGGAGACGCTAGGCGAACAGGTGTTTAGCGATGTTCTGTCCGGCGCCGTTGGCGGCGCGGGCCAAGCCAAGGCTTTCCAGACCTTGGCCAGCAAAGCAACATCACCCCAAGCCAAGAACTTCATGCGCGCTATGGGCCAGAACATCCGCGGTCAAGCCGCGGCGGGCGCGGGCGCAGCAGGCGCACCGTCCGTTGCGTCAAACTTCCTCGACGTGACGAACCCGGCGGCGCTGCTGGGTCTGTCTTTGGCGGGCGGCGGTGCAGGGTTCAAGGCCGCTACGCCGAAAGCCAAAGCCATTCCTGCTGCCCAACTGAAAGAAAAGTCTACCGATCTGTACAAACAGATGGAAGCCGCAAACGTCAACGTTGCGCCGACCGCGATGGCCGATCTGGAATCCGCCGCACGCGCGAAACTGCGCGATTTTCAATATGATCCAGACGCAGACAAGGTAGTCAACGAAGCGTTGAGCTTGTTCTCCAAAAAATCCGGTAAGCCCATATCGTTTGATATGTTGGAAAAGTTCAGGCGTTCAATCCGCGATCTTCCATACAGCGAAGCGGGTGGCGCGCGCGGTAAGCCAGATGAGCGCGCTATGGTTAAGGCGCTGGATGATGTCATCGACGACTTCATGAGCAATCTGACGCCGGCGCAGACAACGTCGGGCGACGCCGCTGCCGCGGATGCGTTTCTCAAGCAGGCCCGCGGCGTTCGGTCAACGGCGTACCAGACGGAGACGCTGGAGAACGCTTTTGACGCGGCCAACAGAACTTCTAGCCAAGCGGACAGCACGAAGTCGTTTTCGCGGGCGTTGCGGGACGAGTTTGGCCGCATAGCCAAGAACGACCGCAAGCTGTCGAAGTTTGACAAGCCAACGCAGGAACTGATTAAAAAGGTCGCCAACGGCACGGTCACGCAGAATGTGTTGGCGCAGTTGGGCCGCTTGGCCCCCAGCGCCCGCGTATTTGGTGGGCAACTTCCATTTGTGGGCATCGGCGCGTCGTACTCACCAGAATCCGCAATGGGGTTGCTGGCAACGCAAGCTGCTGGCGCTACAGCGCGGGGCGTGGCGAACAAGATGTCGCGCACCCAAGCGAACCGCGCGTTGGCCAGCGCCAGCGGCGTAAAGCCCGGTGGCCCAGGCTTTTACGTTCTGTCGCCTGTTGCGCAGCAGAACGTGATGGCGCAAGAACGCGCGCAACGCAACCAACGCTAACACAGACTTGATGAGGCGCTGACGTGACGACCATCGACCAGACCGAAGCGCGGCTGAACACGCATGAGGAGGTGTGCGCCTTGCGGTATGACGGCATCTGCGCGCGGCTGAAACGCTTGGAAAACATCGGCGTGGGCGTGGCCGGTACGATCATCATGCTGCTGGTCACTATCGTAATGAAGATTAGCTAACCACCGCGGTCTGAAAGACTGCTCTGTAGGGTGATTCATGGCAGTCAATCAGTACGACGTTGACCCAGAGGGCGACGCCAAAATTGCTGAGTTAGCCGCCGATCTCGGCAGTCAGAACGCAGCAGCACTTCGGTTGAACATCAGCCGGGCGGCGGTGCAGAATGCCTGCCGCCGTCATGTGGCGCGGACAGCCGCCGTTCTGTCGCTCGACACGCCCAAGGCAGACCCGCTGCCGCCAGCCGATCTGCCGTTTGCAGAGCGGCTGGCGCTGATGAAGAAGCGCAATGCGTTGCGGATCGCACACGCACAGGCGCAAGCCTGGCAGACCGTGCGGATACCGATCAAAGGGCCATACGCCATCTGCTGGTTCGGCGATCCGCACCTTGACGACCCGTTCTGCGACTTGGTCGGCTTCGAGCGTGACGCGCGCATCTGCGCCGAAACCGAAGGGCTGTACGGCGCCAATGGCGGTGACAGCATCAACAACTGGGTGGGCAGGCTGGAGCGCCTGTACGGCGAACAGTCGGCCACGGTATCAGAAGGCTGGGAACTGGTCGAGTGGGCGCTGAAGCATCTAGGCGTCAACTGGCTGGTGTGGATTCTGGGCAACCACGACACTTGGAATTACGGCAAACGCATATTCGACGGCATGAACACCGAACGCATCCTGATGCGCGATTGGGACGCCAAGCTGCAACTGGCGTCGCCGTGCGGCGGCGTCACCCGCGTCTGGGCGCGGCACGACTTCAAAGGCCATTCGATGTACAACGAGTTGCACGGCCTGAAGCGGGCGGCGATGATCGACGAACACGCCGACATCTACGCCGCGTTCCACCGTCACACGTTCGGCACCGGCCAGGGCGAGTTTGCCGGCGGGCGGCGCTACACGCTGGTGCGCGCCAAGGGCTACAAGGAGAGCGATGACTACGCGCTCAAGGGCCAGTTCGCGGAACAGCGCAGCGGGCAGTCGGTCGTCACAGTCATCACGCCGCGCAACGGCACTGCCCCGGCGGTCAGCGTGTTTGAGGATGTGCAGGAAGGCGCGGACTTCCTGACCTACAAGCGCAGAAAGGCTGGGTTGTGATCGACCTTCTGTGGTATTATACTTTCCGGTACGGAAAACGCATGGGCGTTACGCAATGAGCATTGTCCTTGGCCCCCGGTCTATCGCCCGCTTGCAGGACGTGCATCCTGATCTGGTGCGCGTTGTTCGCCGCGCTGCTGCCCTGTCCAGTCTGGACTTCACTGTGCTGGAAGGGCTGCGGACGCTGCCCAGGCAGAAGCAGTTGCTGGCGCAGGGTGCGACCCGCACGCTGAACTCTCGGCACCTGACCGGCCACGCCGTCGATTTGGCGCCGATGATCGGCGGTACCGTGTCGTGGGATTGGCCGCTGTATAACCGTCTGGCCAAGATCGTGAAGGCTGCCGCGGCGCACGAAAAAGTCCCGATTGTCTGGGGCGGCGACTGGCGGACTTTCAAGGACGGCCCACATTGGGAATTACCGTGGAAGCAATACCCCAAAGGAGAATGACATGAAGTTTGTATCTTGGCTTGTGAACCGGCTCAAAGAGCCAAGCACCTACGCCGGCGTCGCCAGCCTCGCGCTGGCGCTGGGCCTGACGGACGTGCAGTGGGAAGCAATCTCGGCTGCGGTTGCTGGTCTGGCTGGGCTTGCCGCCGTGTTCCTGATGGAAAAGCCTGAGGCGTGATCAAACTCCTGACGCTCTTGCTGTCGCTGCTTGACCGGGTGTTTACCGATTTCGGAAACGCCAAGCTGCGGGCGCAAGGGCGTCAGGATGCACAGGAGCAACTTGATGCGAATGTTGCCAAGGCTGAAGCCGCTATGGACGCTGACGATCCCGCTCGTCTTGACCGGCTGCGTGACAGGTTCGACCGCGCTCGTCGGTGATTACTGCCGCATTGCCAAGCCTATTGGTTATGATAGCCGGACTGACACCGCTGAAACGGTGAAGGCAATCGAGACGCACAACTCTACGTGGGTGTGTCTGTGTGAATCAGACTGTCCCGCCAGCACTGCAAATACCAGATAGCCTTGCCAATCTCCTGCACCGTGGCGTCCTTGTGCCCGGCGCGGCTCATGTACTTCAGCGCGTTCCCGCGGCAGTAGCCGGCGAACTCCTCTGGCGACAACTTGGCCTGGAGGTAGTCAATCGTCTCAATGCCGCCGACCTTGTAATGGTCAGGATTGACTGCGTCCGTCATGCGCCCAGCCTCGCCATCAGTTCGGCGCGCTCCCGCGCGTTACGCAGCATGGCGTACCGCTGGTGCAGGCGGCGCACGATCCCGATGCGGCGGCGCGTCGCCATCTCGTCGTCCAGCAGGCGCTTGACCTCGGCCTCCGACATGGACGTGAGCGTCGCGGCCAGCGACCGCCAATCAACCTTGTTCATTCTTCAACTCCTTCATCGCTATGTCTGACACGGCACGCTTTTCGTGAAGGGCCGCCCAGATGCGTTCGTCAATCGTTTTTTCGGTCAGCATCACGTAGACCCACACCGCATGGCGCTGCCCGCCGCGGTGCAGGCGTCCGACCGTTTGCTCGTACAATTCCAGCGACCACGGCAGCGACACGAACACCATGTGGCAGCCGCCGTGCTGGAGGTTCAGACCGTGGCCGGCGGACTTGGGATGCACCAGCAGCAATTCGACCTTGCCGGCGTTCCAACGCTCAATCACGTCCTTGTCTTCAATGGTCTGGGCGTGCGGGAAGCGCCGGCGCAGTTCGGCCAGTTCCTCTTGGTAGTTGTACACCACGATGGTGTTGGCGCGCTGGTTCTCGTCCAGCAGTTCCGCCAGCCGGTCGAACTTGTGGCCGCTGAACCAATGCACCGGCAGCGGCCCCTCGCGGTTGTAGACGAACCCTGACGCCATCTGTTGCAGCTTGGTCGTCACCGACGCAGCGTTCTGG